GTTCTCCTCGTTTTTATTTACAAATAAAGGTAAGGGGAATTTGCGTTCAAACTCTTTTGCTGGTATTTTCTCATCACCGACAAGGTAGTAACCTTTGCCATCTGAGTCAATACGAAAAGGGGTAAATTGTCTGATGTACTTGTTTCTAACGTACTCTGATGCTGTCATTCTAAAATAATTGTGAACCGCTGCGATCCATTCGTTAAAGTCTCGCATGGGGTGGGTGGGGTAAGTTGTTTTCATATTGTGAATTTAAGGGGTTGTAAAAAATGCCCCCAATGTAGAAACATCGGGGTTTGATACCTATTGCTTGCCATTAATCATGGGCCATGCCCATAATATCATCGACCTTATGTTGGTTAGGTTTGTAAGATGGGGTAAATACTTTTATGCCAGCATCGAGCCCATAAGATACTCCAGTGTGAAACATAATAAGGGCAATTGCTTCGGCATCCATCCACTCCTTAAATGTTAAACGGACTCCAGTTTGGTCTGAGTACATCTTGTCGGCTGGTTCAAATAGTTCTGCTTGATAATAGCCTTGTCCAGATTCAAAAATGTGGATGGCTCTGTCTTTGGATGTAATAATTGTAATTGTCATGGCTTTTGTTTTTGATTATTGGCAAATGGTGTCTTGTAAAAGGCCTATAACATAGGCAACCGCTAATAATGCTAGTAAAAGTTTGATTGGTGCTTTCATGGTTAAATCGTTTGGTTATGGATGCAAGATAATACACTTTTACACATTAACCAAAAATATTTTTAATTTATTTTTAATTGCGTATATTTGTGGTATGGAAAAGCAGAAACGAGGTCGTAAGCCAAAGCCTGCACATCTGAAAGTGCGAATGGTCTCAGCTTACCTAACATTGGAGCAGATTCAATTGATTAACAACGAGTTCGGAAACTTGACAAATGCAGTAAAGTATCACATTTTAAGCAAATTCAATGGATATCGTGATAGCTTTGGGAACTGGCAGCCGATGGATGGACAACGAGCTGAGGTATGCCCTAAGGTCGATTGAGAAGCATCTCAAAGGCCATACTGGTCGCATTTTATTAATAGGTCAAAGGCCTAAATGGGTAAAAAATGTCGATCACTATCCCATCCCAGATGTACCAGGTCGCAAGAATTTCAGCATCTTTCAAAAGATACTAACTGGGTGCGAGATGACAAACACCCCCGATTTTATCTTTTGGAATGATGACCACTTTCTAATTAAAGACCTAAGAGTAGACCAGTTTAAGTATTGGTATGATGGTCTGTGCAGCCAATGGGCTGAAAAAGCGACTGGCTTGTATCAAAGGGCTATCACAAATACCGCCAAGCTACCCGGATGCAATGACCTTTATACGGATATCCATGTGCCTATCGTTTACAATGCGACCGAGTTTGGTAAGCTCTTAAAGCTAGACTGGAGACAAGAGTACGTGATAAAATCGGCTTATACTAGAAACATGGAGGGCGGTTTTGAATACATGGCTGACTTTAAGTTAAGCAATCAATACAATCTAAGCACTTGGCAAGGTAAGTTAGTGGGCAAGACATTTTTCTCAATAGGTTCATATACAATTAACAACGATTTTAAGATATTAATGCAAGACCTTTACCCAGATAAGTCAATCTACGAAATATGAGAATCTTCATACAAAGCCCGAACATTAACTCTCGGCATGGCGGCATACGAGTTATTAACGAATGGGCAAATAGATTGCAGGCTTTTGGGCATAAGGTTATTTTATACAACCAAGCTGGTCCAGTTAGGTGCGACTGGATGACCATAACTTGCAAGATTGTCAATACTACTAGTTTATTGGACAAATCAGACCTTTTGATAGTAACCAGCCCGCATGGGGCTTTTTTATTGGCTAAAGATAAGCCAGCCAAAAAGGTGGTTTTTTTGCAAATGTTGGAGCATCTGTTTAACATAACCAACAAATCATTTTTTGATAGTTGCTTAGCTTTATACACTACTAAATACCCTTTGATATCCATAAGCCAATGGAATATCAGACTAATGCAAAACAAATACCAAAGAAAGGGCCAGATACATTATGTAGGCAATGGAGTAAATTTAGATGATTTTCCTATTAGCAATAAACCAAAAGAGGGTAAAATAGCACTACTAGAATCGCCAGAGCCAACCAACATGGCAAAAGACACCGAAAAGATAGCAGTACAAGTAGCTAAAAACCTAATAGAGAAAGGATGGACAATAAAAGGCTTTGGTTTACAAGCAGCCAAAGACAATATCTATACAGAATACTTTACTAAGCCAAGCCTAGAAACTATGAATCGTTTATACGATGAGTCAACCATCATTATTAAGGCTACCAAGTACGATGCAAGATCAACAGCCCCTATGGAAGCTGGCACAAAAGGTACGGTAACGATTCGGGGCATAATAGAAGGGGATGATGACCTAAATGATAGCAATAGCTTTAAGACTGGCTACTCTTATGACAAGTTATTTGATGCCACCATGTTTGCAATAAATAACCCAGAGCAATTAAAGCAACGGTCTGAGAATATTAAAGCCCATGTGCAGACTTATACTTGGGATTACTGGATGTATAAAATTAATCAAATCTTATGCAGCTTATAGTTGGATGCGGTCCTAACTGGCCTAAAAGAGAAAATGACATTTTTTTGGATGTACGACCATTTGAGAATGTTGATGTAGTACATGATTTAAACTTTACACCTTGGCCATTTGACAATGACTCAATGACTGAAATATCAGCCATCCATGTTGTAGAGCATCTTAATAGCTTGCTTGACTTTATGAATGAAAGCCATAGAATACTACAAAAGGGGGGAGCTTTATACATAGAAACCCCAGAGGCAGGAGCAAGCCCAGACTTGCAGTTTGCTGACCCTACTCATGTAAGATGTTACCGGAAGCACACTTTCATAAACTATTTTACCCTATCTGAGGCTCATAAGTTTGGCTACACTGATAAACTCTGGGCTATCATGCACATAGAAACTAAAGATGGAAACCTTATTGTCCACTTAACACCCCTAAAATGAGAATCTTAATCGTTGCCCTAGAATATTTAGAGCCAGAATGGTTAGAAACCCTGAAGTGTATTGAGGAAACTGGGTTACCTTATGAGATAGTCAGCCGGGATGGGGTAGGAAATATGTCAAGGGCTTACAATACTATCATAGCCAAAAACAAAGAGACAGATTACTATTGGTTTGTTTCAAATGTAACCTTTAAGCCTCAGATGCCTTATGAGTTGGCGATGGCTTGCGAGACATTAGGCTGGGCTGGCATCCATCCGGCTATGCCTACCTCTGATCACAGGTTTCAATGGCCTAACGGACACGAACCAAAAGAAACCCCTTTTATCGAATGGACAGCCCCAATGGTCAATGCAGAGGTTTTTAACTCTTATCCATTAGATGAGATGTTGCCTTACTACTACATGGACCTTGATTGGTGTCATCGGGTTAAGCCTAAAAAGGTAGGGGTGCATCACAGCCAAGTCATCGGGCATACCTATTTAAGAAACAAAAAAGAGCATCCTATCGGTCAGCTCAGAAAGCAGCTCAGAAACTACTGGACCCCCATCAGTCAAAGGCACATGCTGCAAAAATGGGGTAAAAATTGGCAACAAGATTTATGGCCTAAATAAATAAACCATGAAGCAAACAGCAGTAGAATGGTTTTTTGACAAACTGAAAAATCATGAAATACAAGCAGAGCATTTTGAGTTATACCAACAAGCCAAAGCAATGGAGAAAGAGCAGATGATAAAAGCACATTTAGAGGGCTGGTCAGATGCTTATGATTATTTACAAGACAATGGAAATAAACCTGCAAGACAAGCAGAAGAATACTACAACGAAACATATAACAAATGACAACACTAGAACTACATGGAATTTATCATGAATTATCCTTTTGGCAGCAATTTGTAAAAACAGACCGCTTTTTACAAGGTTGGGTAAAGAAAGTAAAAACACCCGAGCTGAACCAAGAAGTGGCTGATTTTATTTTATCTGTGCCTAATCAGAAAGTATTAGATGTAGGCTCAGGGGTTTGCTCAATACTAAATGGATTAGTAAATGTAACGCCTTGCGACCCACTCGGAGACCTTTACAAACTTATATTTGACTTTGAGAGACACAAACTAGTAGCCCCACTAACCTACCCAGCCGAGGAACTGACCTACAAAAACGAATTTGATATAGTTCACATATCCAATGCCTTAGATCATACCCAAGAGCCTAGAAAGGCCCTAGAATGTCTATTGCAAGCTGTAAGGCCAGGAGGATATTTAATCGTGCAAGGGTTTTTTAACGAGGCAACCCATGAAAACTGGCAAGGTTTCCATCAATGGGATATCTCTTTAGATGATGATGGCCTTATGGTCATTTTAGGCAAAAAAGACAAGACCATTATTGCATGGCCTCCACATAAGTTTGCAACAGTCAATTTATTAGGTCGGAATTGGTATTATTGGATAATAAAAAAATAAACATGGTAATCTGCTGTGATATAGATGGCTGCTTAACAGATGGCAAAATCTGGGTTGACCATCAAGGAAACATCATTAAGTCGTTTAATAACAAAGACATCGGGGCGATAAAGGAGCTAATCTCTATGGGCTATCAGGTGAATTTAGTAACCGCAAGCAGTTGGCCCGGTGCAGAGCAATACCTCCGCAGGTCTGGGGCTCAATTGCACATAATACGGAATAAGGAGACTATCCCTTTTGACTACCAAATAGCCATTGGAGACTCGGCATGGGATATCCCTATGCTATGTAAGGCAAAACACTTATTTTGTCCGGCAGATGCCTCTTTAGAGGTCAAGTGTTTAGATGGGGTCTATCCACTAAAAACACCCGGCGGTCAAGGAATTATGCTAGAGTTGGTACGAATACTTACTGAGTGGAATACTGATGTTGATAAGTAGTACCACTTATATTTGGTAGATTGCCAAATATTTCGTATATTAGGGGGTGAATAAAGGGTAAAAAATCAACGAGCCTTCAACCTTTCGGGGTTGAGGGCTTTTTTGTATGAGGAGAATACCAAAATCAGAGATGCCCTGTAACCAGCCCATGAAAAGCTGGCTAAAGGGAAAAAAGAAAGTGGTCAAGGCTTGCGAGAATGGAAAACAGAAAATCATCCACTTTGGCGATTCCTCAATGCAAGATTTTACCCAGCACAAATCAAAGACCCGCAGAAAGTCCTACTGCATGAGATCAGGTGGCATAAAAGGTACAGATACCAAACTAAGTGCCAACTATTGGAGCAGAAAGGTCCTTTGGAAATGCGGACAAATGGGTAAATAATGCCATACAAGTCGAGAGCCCAAGCAGCCTACTTTAACCTAAACAAAAAGAAACTTGAGAAGCAAGGGGTTAATGTAGATGAGTGAAATAGAAAGAGCAAAGGCAAAAAGCTACCCAAAAAGAAAAAATAACCATTGTCAAGACCACAAGCCGATATCAATTGGGATATAGTTGCTGAATACTTAGAAGCAGGCTGCACCGGAACGGAGATAGCTGCCATGCTAGGTATCTCAGCACCAACACTTTACGACAGATGCCAATCAGATAATGGTGTTCTGTTTTCAGAGTTTTCCCAAGAAAAAAAGCAAAAGGGAGACCTTATTCTGAAAAAAGTTCAGTTTGAGGCTGCCATAAAAGATAAAGACCGAACCATGTTAGTCTGGTTAGGCAAACAAAGGTTAGGTCAGAAAGAAAAGGCAGAGCAAGATATTAAGGTTGATGGTGGCATTAACATAATATTCAAGCCTGTCAATGAAACAAGTTGAGATACGATATACAAGTGTCTTTGAAAGGAACTTGCTAGCCTATCAGGCAAAAAAGTACAGGGTGATAGCCAACCAAGGCTCTACCCGATCAGGCAAGACCTATTCAATATCTCAGCTTTTAGCTCTTTACATACCGCACAAGGAGAAAGTAACGATTTCGGTGGTTAGTCCATCCCTACCCCATCTAAAAAGGGGTGCTAGGCGAGATATCCTAAAGATACTCGAGGATGCTGGCATCTACTCAGATGACAACTTCAACAAGACCGACAATGTCTATCACTACCCCAATGGCTCATATATTGAGTTCTTTGGGGCAGAGGACTCGGGCAAGGTTAGAGGACCAGGGCGAGATATACTGTACATAAACGAGGCAAATCTATTGCCTCATTCGATTTACCAGCAGTTAGCCCTTAGAACCAAGCAGACCATCTTTTTAGACTTTAACCCAGTCGATGAGATGAGCTGGGTGTACGATGTCGCTGACAAAGAAACTAACCTCTTAATCCACTCAACCTACAAAGACAACCCATTCCTGCCAATTGAGCAGGTAGCTGAGATTGAAAGTCTGAAAGATGCAGATGAGAATCTATGGAAGGTCTTTGGGTTGGGAGAGAGGGGTAAGTCATCAGAGATTATCTACACCCACTGGAGGCAAGGTCAGTTCCCGGATGAGTGTGAAACGGTTTATGGCTTAGACTTTGGATACTCAGTACCAACTGCTTTAGTCAAGGTAGGGTTTTACGAGAAACAGACCTTTGTCAAGGAGATGCTTTACGAAACCAAGCTAACCACCACCGATTTAATAGAAAGGCTAAAGGTGCTAAACATCAAGAGGTCCGATGAGATTTACTGTGATGCTGCCGAGCCAAAGACTATTGAGGAACTGGTCAGAGCTGGGTACAATGCCAAGCCAGCCGAGAAGGATGTCTACGCAGGCATCCAAAAGGTCAAAAGCCAGCCTTTAATCGTTACTTCTGACAGCACAAACCTAATTAAAGAGATTAGGTCCTACAAGTGGAAAGTCGATAAAGATGGCAAGGTTCATTCAGACGAGCAGCCAGTCAAGATGTGGGATCACTTATGCGATGCGATGCGGTATGCAATTTACACGAAACTAAACAAGCCTAACTTTCAGATTATGGCTTGGTAAAATAAAGAAAGTGGGTAGAATAAAAGATGCGTGGGATGCACTAACAAAGAAAGCGGTGCCGATGATGCCGATAGGGCAGCCTTTTGCTTCCTATCAGGTAACTGGTGGCACTTTTGTTGGCATCAGCGATAACAGAACTAACTACATAAGAGACGGTTATCAGGTTAATGATATCCTCTACTCTACAATAACTCTGATCACAGACAAGGTAAAGCTGCCCGACTGGACTACCTACAAGGTTGTCGATGAGGCCGCGTTCAAATCGTATCAAGGTTTAATGAGAAAGAAAGATATCTCTACCGAGGACTTTCAAAAGGCTATGGGGTATAAGAAAAAAGCCTTAGAGCCTATTTATGTTGATAGACTTACTGAGCTTTTACGATACCCTAACGACTACGAGACCTTTCAGGACCTAGTCGCTAACTCTACTGGGTATAAGCTCATAACTGGTGGCCGCTGTGTTTGGGCTCAGATGCTCGACATGGGAGCCAATCAAGGCAAGCCTTATCAGTTGCATAATCTACCCTATCAAGAGGTAAATATCATTGCCTCGACTAATATGTTCCCCATCGTTGAGGAGGGTTACATGATACCGGTACTTTCGGATGCCTTGTTCCCTAAACAGCAAGTCTTACACGATAAGTACCAAAACTACGACTGGGATATCAACGGCTCGCACCTTTACGGAATGAGCCCTCTTAAGGCTGCTTTACGCAGGTTAAGTAGGTCTAACTCTGCTATCAAAGCTAGTGCTGCCATGCTCGAAAATCAAGGTGTTAAGGGTGTCCTTTATGTCGATGACCCTAGAGTTATCAAT